CCTTTACCGCCGCGCTTTTCCGTCTCGACTTTAACAACATCGAAACCGACACTCAATCCTGAGATCACGCCGTTTCTAATGTTGGAGTCGACTTCCGCGCCTGCTTGAATTTCAGTGTTGATTTGGAAATCCATCCAGAGACCTTTTTCCTGCTCGTCAAACTTCGCGGCTTTACCGATTGGAGTCCAACTATCGTGTTGTGAGAGAATCACAATTTTAGAAGGGTCGCCAGTAGATTTAGAAAAACACTTTGGCGCGAGCTCCATCATAAACCAGCCCCTGTCTATCTCCACGTCGTAAAGCGCGGCAAAGCCATCATGCTCCGCCATCGGATTAGACGCTGTTGCGAGTTGCGCCAGTGAAACGGGCGCGAGTGTTTGGACTTGCATGGTGAGTAGACCTCATGCGGTTGATTGCGCACATTATACTCATAAAATTAATGTTACACAATCTAATAATGATATCATTTCTTATCGCGCTTCTATTCCATTATGGAATCTAATCCAACGATAAATTGTATTCCTAACAACGCCGATTTCTTTGGCGACTTCGCGTACCGATTTTCCATCGGCTAATAGCCGCATCGCATGCTCGATGTTGGCTGCTCGGAACACGGTTTGTGCCGCGCTCATATTGGCTCGCCACTCTGCTGAAAACGGCTCACGCTTCTTGCCTCGCTTTGTTGCGCTTATCTTTAATTTGGTCTCCTCCGATTTCGGTTTGCCAAGATTAGACGCACTATTTTTGGCTCGCGTCTCTGCAGACGGCGACTTGCCGAAGTTCGGATTCTTTTCCCCGCGTTGCGCTTTACTTTGTTTGGTAATCGTTTCAGGCGAATGCTTCTTACCAAGATGCGATTTCGACATCTTCTTTTTCGTCACAACATGATGTTTCCCGCCCATGCCTCCGCGTTTCAAGTTGTATCCATTAGGCGCAAGAGTGTTTAATAACATAATGAAAGCATCCTCTGTCGCGTCTAATGCTTCCTGTGTTTCAATACCTTGTACGATGGCGGTTGCGGTGAAGTTATCCCAGCCGTATTTTTTAATGGCGGCATGAAGTGCATCTTGACCTCGGCCTTTGTTACACCGATAACACCGCATGCGCTCATTGTAATCCCACGACTGACCGACGTAGCGTTTCCCCGACGGTGATGTCAGTAAATATACAACTCCACTTTCAGTTTCGGTTATACTTGCCATTGACTTGCCGCCTCAATCGGCTGGTCACTGGCGGCGGTGATTCCGACATCACCGTCGCCGCTTTCAGTTTCCTGATTCTATACTATTCCAACATAGAAATCATTAGTCAGGATTTTCCTGTGGAGTGTTCGGTTTCCTTTCCCCCGCTGGCGGCGCGCCACCGGGAGGTTGAACTTCCGTCACGGGCTTCAGGTCATCGCAACCTTCGCGTTCAGTCATGCCCTCCGCTTGACGCGTTTCAGCAGGCGACATCCAACCAGACGCGATTGCCATCTGGTAAAACAAAGCACGCTCATTCGGGGTGCCGCGCAGGAGTCGAGTAAAGTCAAACTCGAAAAACATGCCTTTTTTCCTTTCATCATTAGACAGCAATGATGCGGTGAAAGCATTCTCGATGCGTTCAGCCCACGGGGAAAGAGTATATTTGGTAAATGCCTGCGCCATCTGCGTCAAGCCCGATCCCCAATTGGACTGCCCGCTGACATGCAACATTAGATGCGGCGGGATATTAAACGCCCGGCCGATTTCAATAACTTGTGCTGAACGACTTTGGTCGAACTGTTGAGAGACGTTGTCTTTCGCGTAGGATGTGAATTTCATAGCCTCACTAATAACTGGAATCTTGTTATCCCAGTCAGGACTATTAAACACCTTTCCAATATCCGTCAGCGTTTGTTCCCCGAACACGCCAGAGTCAGGGGAAATAAATCCTTTCAGATTGCCGCCAACAAGTGAGTCGCGCGCATGACGATTTTGCGCGAGACAAACATTAAGAGTCGAGCGCAGTGTTTGTAAAACACTGACACCAGCCCAGCCTTCGTTATCAACATAACGACCTCTAATATGAATGAGGTCAGGCGGGGAAACTTCGCGGGGGATTTCAATCGTGCCTTTGGCGTTGCCAACCATCCGCGGACCGATTTTATAACGCGCAGTGTCGTTTTCAATTTCCAACGTCACTCTGCCAGGGTCGATGGGCTTTAACAATTTCAACTTGCGGCCATTATCGACTCTAATCTGTTCCAAGTATCCGTTGCCGTGAATAACGACTGCTTGTATTAGAGCGTTTAATAACATTTGACCTGTGAAACCAGGTCGGTCTTTCCCGCACGGCATGTTAAAGACATCATAAAACTCATGGTCTTCTACAACAACCGTGCCGCACTTTTCCTTTTGTTTAATGCGCAAGGGGAGCATAGCGATGCTCTCGCTTATTAGATTCACGGCGAGATTGAACGCTGGAACCGTCATGGCTTGGCTCTCGCTTACAACTTTCCCACCACCAGAGTCGAGACCAAACGCGTCCGCCCACAGAGCATCCTTAACGGAAGAGCGGTTGAAAAGAACGCGGGCCGCTACGCCTGCGCGTTGTGATAACTTGATTTTCGGTCTCATAACATCCACCACATGCTATTAGGTTTTACACCATCTGCCGCCTTTACGAGGCTGGCTTTTCGCGTTCGCTCTCATTTTGTCAACATGCTCTGTCGACTTCGTTTTACCAGTGAGTGCATTAGAAATAGAATCGCAGTGCTGTTTGGAATGCGGTTTGCGTTTCCTTTCCTTTGCTGACTTCGACATCTTCTTACTCGTCTCCGCCGACACGCCAACCACTCCTTTGTTGTGCGGAGTGTTCCCCAGATTTGCCGCGCGCAACTTCTTGCGAGTGTCTACAGACACCACCTTGCCTTTATGGGTTGCGCTGATTTTATCTCGCGTATCACGCGTCACAGGATTTTCAGAGTATCTCTTCTTTTGCGATGCGCTCATTTTATCCCGCGTCTCTTGCGATGCCAACTTTCCAGTTTGCGATTCGCGCAATTTTTCTCGCGTCTCCGCCGAGCATTCCCCGCCACCATCGCCGCCAAGTTTCAGGTTATAACCATGCGGCGACACCGTACACAACAACGCAATAAACGCTTTCTCTGTCGCGTCTAATGCTTCCTGTGTTTCAATACCCACAACCAGCGCAACAGCCGCGAAGTTATCCCAACCGTGCTTTGCGATGGCATTGTAAAGCGCGGGCTGACCTTTACATCTGCCGCGGCGATAATTCGCCATGCGCTTTTCATAATCCCACGACTGACCGACGTACTGTTTTCCTGACGGCGATGTCAGTAAATATATCGCGCCGTCTTGCCGCGAAATTGAAATTTTCGGTTTCGGTTTCATAACAGAATTATACCCTACTTTTAATGTTACCCCACCAGCATAGCGCGTGGAGTTGTTGATCTCTCCGGGAGTGCATTAGCCAGACCAACGCCCATAGCCATGGCGACAACGCCATCGATTTTACCCGTCGACTTCGACTTGGTAAAGCGAACACCGCCGCTGTCATTTTCTACAACCTTGACCGAGAGCATGTTGTAGCGCATGCACGGATTAGATTCAATAACCACCTTGTTTTCCATAATACCATTCTTGGCGAGCTCGATGGACTCGCTCATCCACAACGGACTTTTCAATCCGTTATCGTAAATATCCGCGCCCGACTTGCGAGACGGATTACTTCGATTGAATCCTTGCGGATGTTTCCAAAGCACCATTTTCCCCGCTGGCGGTTCGCGGTGAAGTCCTTCGCGGTCAGCCAAGTGTAAGTCGATGCCCGCTTGTTGGAACTCTCTGAACAACATATCGGACCGCCATTCATCAAACGCGATGCCGCGCAACTTCCATTCCTCTCGCATGCGCATTAGAAAACTTACGATGTCAGCGTAGTCCACCACCTTGCCTTCGATGGCGTTGATGATTTCCTGCTCTGCCCACACGTCCCACGGCAAGCGCGGCACTTGTTGTGACCTCTCTATTAGACCATCTTGAGGCGCCCATCAGTGCGAGCGGACATAATAGATATCATCGTCTTTCCACACTTGCGCGGCCGCAGTTAAATCGTCACGGCGCGACAAGTCCAGACCGATAACCATTGGCAAGTCGGCAAGTTTTTTATCGTCAAGTTTTTCCACCATAACCGCATCGATGACCTCTTCCCCAAGAAAGTATTGTGACGCGTCACTAACCCACTCGTTGAAATGCATGCGGCGCACGGCGTTGCGCTCACCGGGAATACTTTTACACCGCGCGATTTCTTTTCGCAGTGCTTCTGGTGACGGCAAGGTCGGATAACTTGGATTTGCTTTTACCCAACACGATTCGTCATTCCAGATGTCATCGGTTTTATCGATGTCAAATATTAGAGAGAAATGTGTGTCGTCTTCCGTTTCCCCGTGCGCAACCGCAATGCCGTGTTGGTATAACGGCCATGCCACGCTTTCAATACCGACTCCAGCATTAGTCAACATAAGCATAAGCGGCTGTTCGCGCTTGCCGCCGCCGCGTCTCATCGCGTCAAGCATGTCTGGGCTTTTCCAAAACGCGACCTCATCAAATACACCTGCAGACGGACGGAAACCAGAGATGTTTTTCCCCGTCGTGTTGTTCGCTATACGGCGCAACACTGACATCGATTGACCGTCAGGCTTGTAAGTTATCTCGCGCGGGTTGGCATCACCGCCGCGAACGATTAGACGCGAATCCAAGTCGACGTTGTTTTCCACCGCTTTTAAGATGTCGCCCATAACAATGCCGGCCTGGTTGTAATCGGCGGCCGCCAAATACACTTCGGCGGCCGGCTCGTTATCGGCGATTAGAAGATATAAAGCCAGTCCAGCACAAAGCGGCGACTTGCCGTTGTTTTTTCCACACTGCAGATAGACGTCCTGAAAACGACGTCGCCCGTCATCTTTACGAACCCATCCGCCGAGTGAGCCCACCATGAATTGTTGCCAGGGGAAAAGTTCAAACGGCTTTCCGTCCCACTTCCCCGATCTCAACGTCAACATGACGGGAAAGAAATTCATCATGCGCCCGGCTTTTTCCGCGTCAAACTGATATGGATAACTTTTTCGTTTAGACCTCTTTAAGTCATCACGATGTCGTTGGCAAACTGCACGGATTGACGGGCCGGCGATGATGTCGCCAGCCAACACGGCATCGACGTATTTGGAAACGCCAGCCGCCGCCTTTGCGTCAGGTAATATCTCTAATGGCTTTTCGTTCAACTGAAATACCTCCCGCGGTCTGCAGGGGAGCCTTCGGTATCACTTCCCGGAGGCTTCTGCGCCTTCGTAATATTAGACAGCATTCTGACCTGCGCCGCAGGACTTGCGCCGAGCGCAGATAACATTTTACGAAGGCCCTCCTCGCTCGCATGAAGTTCAGTCATAAGAGGATGTCGTTTTCCCTCATCATTCAGATATGCGTACGCGTCAGGCATTTTGTTTTTCCTATACTCGTCAGTCCGCGTCTTGAAAAAGGAATCGATGCGTTTCAAGCGCGCCACGATTTTAGACGCTCTTCCAACCCACATGCGATGGCTCTTATCACACCAGTGGCATTCCGCCACGATGATGTTCCAAGCATCGATCTCGTCTTTATCGAAATCTTTGGGTGCGCGTCCCACGGGCTTGCGGTCGCCTTTCGCGGTTATCCGCGAAGCCGCTTTTACATATCGACCATTGCCACTTACTTTCGCCATGACATCACCTCATAGTTTAACGGGAACCTATTAGACGGCCTTCCGCGTCAACGGAAATCCAGCCGCGCTTTCGTTGCGACTCTTCCGCCGCCGTCTTTTTAATATGGCATGGACGGCAAAGGAATTGCAAGTTGCTCTCATCCCACGCCGCGCCGCCATCCTTGATTGGAACTATATGGTCGACGTCATCGCCGGGAGTGGTTTCCCCTCTTGCTGCGCAAAGAACGCAGACAGCATCGCGCCGTCTAATACGATCTCGCAAGCGCGCCCACGCTGGCGTGTGATGGATTGAACTCATAGCGCGGAGTATAGCGCGAAACGGCCTGGGAAAGTTAGTAAGATAAAAAACAAGATAATCCGCGCGGTTCGGGATGAGCTCGGG